CTAGCCCTCACTGAAGACTTGGATTGCCTGCTGTCCTCCCCGAACAGTGACTCGATAGTCGGCATCGGCGTACGCCGGCCAGGGGCCATCCACTGTCGGCCATCCCAGCTCCTCGAACGATCGGTCTGCGCGCTGGCCCCGCACCTTCATGAAGGCAACGCCGGTGACAAGCCGTCCCTCGCCTCCGCCGCGTCCATCGGCGGTCAGCCGCAGCAGAGCGTCGTGACCGAACGGTCCGTACAGCGGGGCCACGAGGACGGCGCCGAGCGCGGCCTGGTCGAGCCAGGTCTGCGGGATCTCGCGGACGGCCGCGGTTGAGATGATCCGCGTGTACGGGGCGCGGGCCGGGTGGCCGAGTTCCCCGTCGCCAGCGACTACCGTGGGAAAGAGCCCGAGGCTGGCGAGCGCCTGGCGGGCCCGGACAGCCAACTGCTCGTCGATCTCGACGGACACGATGTTCTCGGGCCGAACCCGCTGGGCCAGGAGCGCGGTGCTGTAGCCGGATCCGGTGCCGATTTCCAGCGTGATGTCGTCGGGACCGGGGTCAAGGTAGTGCAGCATGTCGACGACGACTGCGGAGCAGGACACGGCGCTGGTGAACGGCTCGGCGGTCGGTCCGTCCTCCGGGCGGACCGCGCCGTCGGCCACCTGTGTGATCAACGAAGCGCGAGGTCGGTAGACCGCCTTAAGCCATGCTCGCGGCCGCTCATGACGGTCAATCACATAATGCAGCCCATCGTCACGCTGGTGAGGCCACCAGACCTGATCAGGAACGAAGTGCTCGCGCGGCACACTGAGGAACGCCTCGCGCAGCCACGGCCGTCCGTTGAAGTGCCCCACCGTCCGGGCGTCGAGTTCCGCCGCGCACTGCGTGCGCAGCTCGACAGCCAGGGCCGTCTGCGGGGCGTCGGTCTCAGTCATCGTCTGGCTCGGGATCGGGTTCAGGCTGGGGCATCGGGTTCCCGGGGTCGCCGGGGCTTGAGGAGTCTCCTCCTACTTGTCCGTCGCTATCTCCGCGGCTGCCGCCCATGACGCCTCCCTGGTCAAGCTCGCCCCCATCCGGAGCGCATCGCCTCTGGACGTCAGATGACCAGCAACTCCGCCTGCATGCAAGCAACTTGCAGTATCTGCATGCGCCCTATGCCCCCGGCCGATTCCGCCTCTAACGTGGGCAGGCCGTGGCCGTGGCGTCCGGGAGGCGACGATGAGCAGCAGCGTCGATCCGCTGTGGAGATCGGTTCAAGCGTGCGCACTGGTCGCGGATCAAGACGCCGGCGGGCTGATCCGGCTGGGACGGGAAGTCCGTGGATGGCGGCAGCCCGATTTAGGCCGCCGTATCGGCTGTTCCGCATCGACCATCTCCCGCCTAGAGCAGCGCGGCGGCCGTGCTGACCTCGCCCTGGTCCAGGCTGCTGCGAAAGCCGTCGGAGTTCCAACACCTCTACTGGCAGCGTCCCTCGGCCTCAGCGCACTATCAGCCACTACAGTTGTGACGGTCGTCCCACACCACCAGGAGGACCCGGTGCGCCGTCGCACACTGCTCGCCGCTGCCGGACTCGCGGGCCCCGCCAGTCTGCTGACGGGACTCGATACCGCGCTGGCGAGCGTCCCCGCCCCCACGGGATCGACGGTGCCCCTGGATGCTCGACTCGCCCAGGCTCGCGGATACTTCGATGCAGGGCAGCACCCAGCCCTCCTCAAAGCCCTGCCTGGACTGTTGGCCGACGCTCACCATGCCGCTCGGACCCGCCGCGAGATCGAACTCGCCCGCCTCTCCGCCACCTACAGCCTGGCCGCGCAGGTCCTGGTCAAGGTGGGCCGCTACGACCAGGGTCGGCTGACTGCCGACCGGGCCGCCGTGTATGCCGAATGGTCCGGCTCCCCACTCGTCGCCGCGGCCGCCGCCCGCGAATTGTCCATCGTGCTACGCCACCAGGGGCAGGCTGCAGCCGCCGAGCGACACATCCTGGACGCGGTCTCCCAGGTCGAGGCCACCGGCTTGCGTACGGACGCGCAGGCCTCGGCCTACACCCAGATGCTGTGCACCCAGTCGTACACCGCAGCGAAGGCTGGCGACCGCGACCAGGCCCTCACGATGATCCGAGAGGCCACTCGGGCAGCCCGCACGCTGTCCCAACAGGCGCCCACTGGGCGCCTGTTTCCGGTCACCCCGGCCGCTGTCGATCTGTACGCGGTCGGCGTGCAGTGGGCCCTCGGCGACGCCGGAGCCGCGTTGGAGGCGGGACGCGACCTCCGTGCGGAACAATTCCACACGCCCGAACGCAAGGCCCGGATGCACACAGACATGGCACGCGCTTGGTGGATGCACGGTAAGCCTGAGCAAACAGCAGCAGAGCTTCTCGCGGCGCTGCGCGTGTCGCCTGCGGAAGTCCGCGAGCGGCCCACAATGCGCCAGGTCGTCGGTGAACTCGGGCAACGCCATCGGCGCACAGTGGGGGTTCGCGAACTCGTCGCAGCCGTCGACATGCCCACCTGAACCGACCACGATCGCGGGGTCCCGCGGCTGCCGGTACGAGGCTGTGACCAGGCCTCGGTGCCGCCGTAACCGGTACTGCCAGAGGAAATGCTGACCGCCTACTGAGCGGACAAGGCCTGATCAGCCGGGGTCTCTTGAAAGTCAGGACGAGGACCGAAACCCCGTCGGCACCGCGGGTGGCTGATGGGCCACTCGGCCGCGTCCTCCACGGTCCGCAGTGTCCGCGCCGCTTTGTCCGGGTCCTGGTGCGAAGTCCAGCCGCAGTCGAGGCCGTCGAAGACCTCGACCACGGTGACGCCGGCCTCGCGCGTACGGTTCAGGGTCCCCGCGTTGTACGCGACGGCGCTCTTCGTCAGCGCCGCAGCCTCCGCCCACACCTGGACCGGCACACGGGCGCCGTTGCGGTAGACGACATAGGCAAGGTGATGGTCTTCGACAAGCTTGTCGGCCAGGTTCTTGGCAGCCTGCTTCGCGGTCAGATTCCCAGCAGCGAGCAGCGGCACTTCGCGGCGGGCCGCGTCCCGGGCGGCCCGGTAGAACTTGTCTGCCATGCGCTGGGCTTCTTCAGAACGACGCAGAAAGTCGGCGTAGCTGTCGGCAGCCAACGCCTGGAGCGCCTCGCGATGGAACATGGACCAGGTGAACGAGGTCCCAAGTGTCTCGGCTGCCGCCTGGGCGCCACTGGCATAGAGGTGGGGGAGCTGGCCCTGCACGAAGGCCTGCGCTTCCTGGTCAGCCCGTTGGCGGAAGTCGCGGATGGCTCGCTTGAACTCCTCCAGTGCAGCCAGCACATACGGGCGTCGCGAGTTGCCCGCAAGCGCGACGATCACGGCTCGCTGTTTGTCGGCAAGCCGCTTCCATGCGTCGTCGAGTACAGCCGCGACCCTGCGGGCGACCTCGTCAGCATCGCCCGGAACCAGTGGCGGCCACTCGTACGGCACCGCTGCTCACCGTGCCCGGTGAGCGTGGACGATCGGCGCCGTCACGAGGTCGACGCCCGGCTCACCCGAGATCGGATCGTCAGGGGCGACGAGATCCTCAAGCGTGGCGAGCTGGCGCTCCAGGCCAGCGAGATTGTTGCTCTGGTCGAGGGTGACCACACCATCCACGGTCAGGCGGAGCGGTTCGGCCAAGAGTTTCGCGCGCCGTTCGGCCAAGACCTCGCCGACCACAGCTCGTGCAGTTCCAAGCCGGGCGTACCGGCGGGTCAGGTCGGCTTCATCGGTGGTCACGCCGAGTTGTGCCCACAGCCAGGGCATGACGCGGGGATCCATTAGCTGCCTCCTCGGTCAGGGCGCGGCCCGCCTGCCCCGCTCCCGGGACGGCAGGCGGGCCTCGGGGGGCTGGTCAGTGTCCGCCGATCCAGCGGGCGACGCTGTCGACTCCCGATACATCGCTGTCCTCGACGGCTCGGCCGAGGGGAGCCCTACGCATCGGCGTCCCCTGCCTCTGTCTCCTTGCGGCCACGACGGGGCGCAGCGGCATCCGTCTCCGGCTCGGGGGCAGGTTCGGCCGGCTTGGCACCAGTGAATCCGAAGGGCGCTTCGGGCTCGTCCTGTTCCAGCTGAGCGTGGCTGTCGGGCAGTGCACCGTCCTGCCACGCATCGGGGTTGGTGATCTGCGCAGCCAGTTCCGGGGCCGGTTCATCGCCAGGTTCCAGCACGATCCACTCGCGGGTAGTGGGGTGCTGGACGTGGACCGCAGCTGCAAGGCGTGCCATCAGATCACCTTCGCCACGATGTGGGCGTCCGGCGTGTGCAGAACGGGCATGCCGACGGCGGCGCCCTTGGTCCAGATCTGCACCGGGTCATCCTGCACACCACGGGTGATGATGATGCCCGGGGCGTCCTCGCTGTCGATCTCCGGGTTGCTGCCGCGCGACAGGACCAGGGACTCGGCGGTCGTCCCGTACTGGATCTGCCCCCACTTGGTGCGGTCCGGCGGCAGCAGAATCCACCGGTCATCCGGCAGGACCTTCGTCTGCACGCCATCAACGCGCACCTGAGCCTTGTAGAAGGTAACGGGCGGCAGGTCGTAGTTACCGCGCACAACGTTGATCTGCTGCGGTGTGAGCGTCGCGGTCGGCGTCGTCGACGGGTTCACGCTGCCGTAGTACGCAGCCCTGTAGGCATTGCTCGCGGCAAGGAAGGAGTAGGCGCGACGCGAGGTGAGGACCATCTCCGGAGCGGGAGCACCCCGGTCGTCCAGGTACTGGATCCACGCCAGCTCGTCCTTGATCGGGTCCGCCGTCGGATCCGACCACAGCTTCGGAGCGGTCGGCATGTTCCCAGCCGGGACACCCCAGTCGACCTCGATGGTGAGGCCGTTCTCGGCGCTGAGCGTGAACTTGCCATCGGCCAGCACGTCGCCAGCGGCGAGCTCCAGGCGGGAGCGGATTGCCTCGACGTGGCGCTCGGTGTCGTCGTACAGGAGCTCCACCAGGCGGTCATCGCTGGCGCCGCGTGAGGCTTCCAGGAGCAACTGTTCCTGCTCCCCCACGAGCAGCTTCTGGCCGAGCGGCGGCAGCATGCCCTCGCGGGAGTTCTGCCAGGCCTCGCGCGTCGCGAACGGCACGCTGGCGTCGTAGGCCCGGTACTTGGCGACATTGACGTAGCGGCCGTTGTCCCTCACGCGCCACTTCACGTCGGCCAGTTCCAAGGTCGGGAAGATCCCGCCTGCCTGGGTAAGGAGGAAGTCGGCGGGAGTCGGGATAGTGCGGGCGAACGTCGTGAGATCGCGCGCGGTGACGTTCTTGATCAGGTCCTGAATGGTCATCGTTCGCCGCCTCTCACACGAATCGGATCTGCGGTCCGGTCACGGAAGCAGTGACCTTGGTGACGTCGATGCCACCGGGCACCTTGGCCGCGACGACCACCCCGTGCCAGAGCAGAGCCGCGGGGACCTTGGTGGCGGTCGGCGCGAAGAGCGTCTCGGCGAACACGAAGCCCGCCAGCGCCTGGCGGCCGTCAGTGGCTGCCGGGTCGTAGGCGCCGTACAGGCCGGAGGCAGTGATCTTGCCGACCGGTACCCCAGACAGGACCCGGCTGTAGGGCTGGCTCGTGTCGGCCGACGCCGCATAGTGCGTACCGGCAGCGAGCTTGGAAACGTCGAGGGTAATGGTCTCGGTCGAGTTGGTGCCGTGCAGGCTGCCGAGCCAGGCTCGATCAGCGGTGTACGACGCTGACATGACGATGGGCTGGAGTGTCACAGCCGTCCTTCCGTGGACGTGAAACGCATGGGATTCACACGCTCGCCAAGGGGCGGCGCCGTCCACGGAAGGAATGAGGGGCGTGGTCCCCAATCCGGCTTGCCCGCCGGTGGGTTGAGCGGTGGATTAGTCAGCGACAAAGCCTCGCCGGCGGGCCATTTCCAGACCTGCCGCACCAGGCTTCGGAGGAACCCCAGCTCGCGACGGAGGACCGCCGGCGGGAGACCCGCCAGGCGCTGGCGGCGACGTCCTCGGAGACTGACCGAACAGCTCGGGCCTGCGCTCCTTCAGCTGCTCAGCGGCCGACATCACCGCTTCGTCGTCGGCATCCGCCTGCTCTGCCAGCGCCCGGTCAATGAGCAGTGTCGCATCGGCCAGGTCCTCGCCAAATGCACCAAGCCCAGTGAGCACCGCCCGCCGGATCGCGGCACGTTCACGGGCTGTCGCCTGCGCTTCCAGAGCCTGGGCTGCGCGCAGCTTCTCCTCGGCGGCCTGCTCGCGGCGCTCAACTTCCGAGAGCGCGGCCTGATCAGCTTCCCGCTTTGTACTGACGAACTCGGCGAGCGCCTCGGAGTTCTCGAAGCCGAGATCGCCAAGCAGCTTCTTCACTGCGGTCCGGCCGCCCTGGGTCTTCTCACGCGCCAGCAGCCGCGACAGATCCTCCTGCGTCACACCGCTATTCAGGGCACCGTCGTCGTCAGCGTTGTTGGAACTGTCGTCGGCCGACGCACCAACGATCGGGTAGATCGGCTGCCCGTCACGGCGATGCCCGACCGGTGTCAGCGGATTGGGAAGCAAAGGGCGCGTCATGCGTGAACCATCCACAGGTCTCCAGCGCCCCCGCGCCGATGATCAGTCTAGCTAGCAGCTGGACAGACCCAGTACTCGCTCAGACCGCCACTGGACGTGCGAGAGGCTCCACGGGACAGTCAGCCTTCCCTCTCCAACATCGCGTAATGGCTTTGCATCCGACTGTGATGATCCTCATCAAGGCAGGCGTCACAAGTGTCTGCCCCCCGATCATCGGGATGGAAAATACTGGAGCAAATACGGCATTCGCTACATTCGCCGAAACCTTCAAAATCTCCGTTGCAGTTAAAGCAGAGATCAACAGGAACACCAAGATCGTAAGCCGTATGAACGTTGCGAACAAAAGCATCCACATCGCAATCAGGGCAAGTGTAGACATTCGCGAAACTTGACTCCATCCGAGCCACACGCACAGCAACATCCACACCCCCGTCAATTCCACAGAAATGACACTTGTTCGCCTCTCCGTCAACCAGCAAGGCAAGCTGATAGCAGCTCGGGCACGTGATGACCCTGGGAGAATTCTCGTCCAGCCTAGACTTCAACCGGTTCATGCGTTTGGTGACGAAGGAGCGCACGTCGCTAAGTCCCGCGCGAATACGTCTCATATAGTGCGTTTCAATCCGCTCCAGTTCAGCTTTGCCGAGCGGCTCCAGTAGTTGCTCATCCAGAAAGGAAGTCAGAAAATCAAGCACCTCGGCCGCGCGCGCCTCAGTAGCAGGTCCACTGGCAGTGAGGCCGTAGTGCTGAAGCGCATTACGGGACTTCGCCAGGCTACCAAGCGCCTTTACATCCTTATCTTTCAGCGGCAAGCCAACAACGTCCCGCAGACGCGATATCGCCTCGGGAGTGGTGCAGCTCTCAAAGTCCCCAGCTTGGAACCTGCTACGCACGGCGGAGCCAGGGTTCTTGAAGACCAAGCTCCAGTGCTCACGTTGCAGACGAGCCTTAAGCAATACTTCCGCAGCAGCCTGGAGATGCAGAACGGCATACTTGAGGTCCCTCGCACTCACCGCTTCGCCCTCCTGCTTAACCAGAAGGTCAACTACGCTGCAAAGATAGTCGAGCCCGTTCTCCACCGGCGGGAAGCACACATCACTACCCGGTAGTTCGACGTCCGGCCCGATCCAGATCCCGTAGTGGTTCATGCCTAATCTTCTCTCTCAACGCCCCGTTACGGAAGCCGTTTTGAGCGACTGTCACCACATCAGGCATCCCGCATGTCGCCGGGGATCAGAGGAGCGGGAGACAACTCCGCATGGGCCGTGGGCAGCCCCAGATACTCGCGAACAGCACCGTTGTCGCCGGTGGCGTCTGCAAGTCGGGCTGCGGCGTCGAAGGCCCGTGCCTGAATACGCTCAATCTCTACTTGAGCATCGTCTATGGGATACCCGGCGTCGATCAGCATCCGGACACCAGTCTCGATGGACACCACACCAGCGCCTACGCCCTTGACCACCTCATCCAGGACAGCGGCACGATCGGTTGGAGTGTGCGGCCCCCACATCAGCCGTGCAGACACAGACTCCCCCGCAGGCCAGTCTTCAGCCTGTCCGGCTTGGTGGAGGCGTTGCACCATGCGCAGCAGGACACCGTACTTGTGGGTTCGGGCCAGGCGCATAGCGGCGACTAGCGAGTCCAGCGGACCGAGTGCGAGTTGCAGGGCATAGCCGGATGGCAGCGCGGTGGGGTCGAGGGTCCCTAGGCCGGCGGCCGTGAGGCGGGAGTTCGCCGCGATTCGATCGAGGAGGTGGTCGACGCGGGCCCGGAGTTCGGCGAGCTGGGCGGAGGTGTCCAGGACGTCCATGCGGCCGTTGTCGTTGAGCTGCCAGACCGTGCCTGCGCGAACCTTGACCGGGAGCGGCTGGCCGGTGGCTCGGTCAATGGGGAGTCGCGCTCCGGCGAGCCCGATGATTGGGGATCCGGTGGTGGCTGAGGCGCCTGAACCGTCCGTGTCCGTAGCGGACAGCTCGTCGAGGACCTGGAGGACGTTGGCGATGGTGGGTTTGCCCCAGTGGTCGCCGCTGGTTGGGATGCTGTTGGTGATGTGGACGAGCGGGATGAAGTCCACCATCAAGTCGAGTCGGTCGAGGACCTCACCGTCGGCGCGGACCCTGTACGTGGCCTTGTGGAGTGGGAGGTCGTAGAGGAGATCGCCGCGCTTGAGGTCATCCAACTCCCATTCGGCGTCGGTGAGATAGCACGTCCACGGTGTGGGTTTGCCCGGTGCCCAGGGGTAGGTGCGGGTGATCGCGCCAGTCTCGGGGTGGAGAGTGTCGCCCGCCGCAGGGATCGGTTCGCCGGTGTCGGTGTAGAGGTATTCGCGGGTCGGGGTTCCGTCCTTGGCCGTACCGCGGCTGCTCGCCGGCCCGATGGGAGCAAGTTCGTAGGTGATGCGACGCAGCCGGGCCTTGAGCCCGCGTCGCTCGTCCTCGGGCAGCTCCCAAGCCAGATGGACACGCAGCGGAAACTCAGCGCCGTCCTGCTCGCCATCCTCCAGCCACTCAGGGAAGAACAGACCTGGGTCCCAAGTCCGCAGCAGCACACGCCCCTTGGCGGGGTCCCAGGCAAGGGTGTAGAGCCCGTCACCCAGGAGGATCGCGGTGCGCTCGGCCTGCTGTATCCGCAGGGGCAGCAGCTCCTTCTCCGCCCAGGCTCTCAGCTTGTCCTGCACGGCCAGCGCCGCGGCGGCCTCAGCACTCGGCTCATCGGCGGCATGTTCCGCGCCCGCCACCGTGATGGTCTGTTCCGACCCCAAGAGGTAGCCGAGGGCAGTGTCGACGAGCTTGGACGGATCGCCGAGTTCCCGGCGTTCGGTGCCGTCCTTGTCATCGCCTGTCGCTTCCGCGACCTGGCCAGCCTGGTTGGAGTCGTAGGCGGCCAGCAGCCGGTACGCGGCGAGACGACGAAGGTCCTCGTCCGGCACCCAGGACGACGTCAGGTCCGCCCAGGCGTTACGTCCGGGCCGACGCGGGTCGGCCATGGCTGGCTTGTAGTCCAGCCAGCTCCATACATCGGTGATCAGCGCACGCAGGCCCACAGCGCCCCTCCCGGCAGTCGGCCCCGCGCCGCAAGATCAGGTTACGACGTTGTGCTCGTGCCGTTGGCCTCAGCTACAGCCTGCTCGTATCCGGGAGTACCCGGTGTCGGGAACTCGGAGCAGGCTGACACGAAGCTCGCCTGATCCCCCACAGTCTTCTCCTGTTGACCGAGCCCGCTCCAACGCTCGGCGCACTCATCCTTGGTCGGCGACGAGAGACTGGGCGCAGCTCCCTTCTTCAGCTTTTGGCGCTGCAGCGACAGCCCTTCCCTGCGGCCGAGTTGATAGACCTCGCGCACCCGAGATAGGTACGTGGCCTTCTGCTCCTCGACCCCCACTTCGCTTGCCGGGCCCGAGCACCCGCTCAGGACACCGGCGGTAAGAGCCCCGATAGTTGCGGCTGTGATCCAACTCCCCCTGGTCCCCATGAGCTTGAACCTAGCAGGCAGGTACGGCACACACCTCTGACCGCTTATTGAGGAAAGGCTCACGCGACCACAGCGAAGTGAATAGGGTCAGACCGTTACGGCTCCCGCTTACCCAACTCGCTCACCCGATCATTTGTTCGGGTACCCCTCGTACACCGCAACGGTGAAGGGAGAGTGAGATGGGAAAGCACGAGAAGCCGAGGACGTGGCGGCGCCTCACTGGCCGCCAAGTTGTAGCCACCTCGGCGACCAGTAGGCCGTACACAGTGGGCATCGGTCGCCAAGCGGTAGGACGCATCAGGCGGCCGGTGCTCACCCATCGAGGGGAGTCTGGCTCAGCTCCCCAGCTCCGACGATAGCGTCTCGACTCTTACAAGTTACGGGTTTCGGATTACGGGTTTCGACACCTCGGCGGGGTGCCCGCCACCACACTTCAACGTCAAAGAGTGCCAGGCCAGCAACCACCTGCTAGTTACTAGTAGGTGACTGGGTCGCTCCCGCTGCTAACCACGGCCCGCGACAGCCGCCGAGATGATCCTCATCGGTCACGGCTGGAAGGCGTCTGGCTCACCGCAGGCAGCCAGTGCACCACGTGGTGCACAGCCTCTCCACGGCATAGGAACGTTCCCAGGATCCCTGTAGGGCCGTTTCCTCTTGGGGCCGTTTCGCCAGCACTTCCCAGACCACCTACGATTTGTCGTAGGTGGTCGGCAGCGTCTCAGCGATCGTGCTGAAACGAAGGGATCGTCTCACCGGCGCCCGTCAAACCGACCGTCGTCGATGTCGCCGGGCAGCGTGTCGAGCTGGTCGGGGTCGGCCAGTTCTGTCAATCCGTGCACGGCCGCATCCATACGGTCTGGGCTGTCCATCCCTTCGACCCAGGTCACCATCTGGTCTTCCAGGTCGGTGTAGTCGCCCACGTGATGGACGAGCTGCTGTTCGTAGAGCTGAGCTACAGGAGCTGCGCGCAGTCGCTTGCCGACCTTGGCGGTAACTTCCAAGATCATGGGCATGAGTAGCCCCTGGGTCACCCCTTCTCGGCGTAGCTGCTCCCAGGCCTGGGTGACGATCTGGCGAGCCATGTCTCCGCCGTAGTTCTTCTCGACGACGATCGCGTCCGCCTTCAGTTCCAGGGCCAGCCTGCACGCCGCCAGTCCCCAGTCGTTCGCTCCCATGGAGCCTGACCGGTCAGCAAGGACGTACAGCTGGCGGTCGAAGTCACGGCCGACACCGATAACTCCGGTCTCGTCGCCGACGGTGGACTCCCCGCCGGCCGGGTCGACGGCAACGACGATGCGTGCCATGTCGAGGCCTGAGAACTGGACGGCGTTGATTCGGGAGCTGTCGATCCACTCTCGTCGCCAGACTCCTCCCTCGGGTGGCCGTGGCTTCTGCATGTAGAGCGCGCCCCATACACGTTCGCCGACTCGTTTGCGGGTCTTGGCGTGGTGGTCGGTGTCGAAGCGTTCAGGCCATAGAGGTTGTCCGATGTCTCGTCCGAGAGGGTCGTCGGGGCTGTCGGCAAGGGCTGGGAGGTCGATGACGCGCCAAGCGTCGCGCTCGGTGGCGAGGATGCGCCCTGCAAGGTCGTCTTCGTGCCAGCGGGTCTGGATGAGGCAGATGGCGCCGGTCGGTTCGAGTCGGGTCTGGAGTACCGAAGTCCACCAGTCCCAGGCGCGTTTGCGCATGGTGGGGCTGTCGGCGTCGGCCATGTCTTTGACGGGGTCGTCGACGATCGCGATATGTGCCCCTCGTCCGGTCAGTCCGCCACCGATGCCGGCAGCGAGCAGTCCGCCTTCGCCTCCGACGATGTCGAATCGGTTCGCTGCTTGGCTGCCCGGCTTGAGCTGGATGCCGAGGTCGTTGCCCCAGGTGTAGATGGCGTCGCGGATCCATCGTCCGTGGTCGTCGGCGAGGTCGGCGGAGTAGCTGGCGATCATCATGCGGTGGCTGGGGTTGCGCCGTAGGTACCAGAGGGGCGCCCATCTGGAGGCGCGACGGCTTTTGCCGTGCCGCGGGGGCATGGTGAGCATGACGCGTTCGCAGCGGCCTTCGGCCATGTCGATGAACGCGCGGTCGATCAGGTCGAGGTGGGGAGCCTGCATCTCGCGGCCGCCGGTGAGGACGGCGGCGAGCGCGCCTGGGGAGCGGTCCATGGCGAGTTGGCGTTCCGCGTGGGCGAGGTCGGCGCGCAGGGCCGGCGAGGCGGAGCGGACGATGGCGCGCCGCTGTTCGGCGGGCAGCGTCTTGTAGCGGGCTATGACGCTCTCGTGGTCGCGCGACGTCATGCGATGTCCGGGGCGGTGAGAGCTATAAGGGATTCGAGTTCGCCGACCGTCTTGCTCTCGACTTCGAGCGGGCCTCCGTCCGGCCCGGACAGTTCGGCTCGGGTAGGCATGTCAAGGCCGAGCAGCCGCGCACGGCGCTCCATGATCCGAAGCGTGCGGTCGATGGCGGCGAGGTCCTGGTCCCGTACGGCCTTCTTGTACGCGACGAAGAAAAGCCGGTCGAGCCGGTCGGCCTCCAGGGCACGAAGCTCGTCGACGTCGTCCTTCAGCTCGGCGCGGCGATCGGCCAGTGCCGCGCGGACGTCTCGGCAGGCGGCGTGGATCAATGCTTCGTCGCTCGGCGGATCCATCGCTTTGCGATACCGCTCGATGCCATACCCCTGCGGGTAGGCGATGCCATCAGAGTTAGCCGTCGGGTCAGCCGCCAGCTTGCGCGCAATGGTCAACCAGTCGACGCCAGCAAGGCGTAGGTCGATGGCGTCCGAGCGGCGGCGCGCAATGGCCGCACGCTGCGCCTTGTCGGGGCGTCCCACGATGGGGCTCCTATGCAGCTCGGGTACGCCCCCGCGCCCCACATCATGATCGCATCAGCCGAGGGCTGTTCAGCCTGTCTAAGGCTGTTTTCCCCAACTCCGTGATGAGCCGCCATCAGCTGAGCTATCGTCGTAATCAGTCATCAGGTCAGGGGTATTTGGAGGGCTTTCGCGCTCCCCTTTGTGTCCCGCACTGCTGGCGGCCCAGCCGGATCCGACGACCTGCCTGGGCTGGCAGTTAGTGCAGACTTGGCAGTCGGCCGATGCAGCTTGATTCTTCTCGAAACCCGCGGTGAAGCATGTCTAGTACCTGAGTTTCAATCGTCGGCACGAAGCTCAGTTCAGCCACAGAGCGTGGCCGAACTGAGTGTGCCGGCGCACACGTTCGGCCCCCAAGTTGAGAGGAAGCCGAACGTGGATGGGTCTGTCACCCTGTGGATTCTCGCGTGGTCCGGGGTTCTTTCTGTTCTGATCTTCGTGGTTCGTGGGCTGCTCGGTCAGTTGGAGTCGTTGGTCGGGTCCTGGCACAGTCTTCTGGCGAAGCTGCGACGCGACGAGGTTTCCTCCGACGAGGACGAAGTCACCGCCCTCGGTGACGCGATTGGAAGGCGGGACTCCAGTCCGAGCCACGCCTCCAATCGGACCTCACATCAGTGACATCTGTTCACCGAGGCCTGGCTTCTTAGGCGGCAGGTAGTCGGGCGGTGCGTCCGGCGCATCCCGTTGGGTGCGCAACCACCAGGCGAACTGGTAGTTGCGGCAGGTCCGGTAGCGCCGGGACTGCCGAAGTGGCTCGTCTTGGGGGATGTCATGCTCGCCCCATCCGGCGATGGGGCGAGCGTTTGCAAGGCGCACCTGGAGGCCGGGGGCGAGGGCTGGGCCTTCCCATTCTTCTCCCGGTGCTCCTTCGAATGCGAGGTGTGCGTTCAGGCTCCAATTCCAGGGATTGGGCAGGGCACAGAGGTACCAGGCGAGGGGCGGGTTCTGTCCGGGAAGTAGGAGGCTTTGGTGCCGGCGTCTCGGGTCGACGTGGGGACGGTCTGGCTGACCGAAGGACCGCAGGCAGTGCTGGTCGAGGGCGACGTGACGTACGCCCGCGAGCCACATGATGTGATACCGACTTCGCGATTCTATTTGAATCCGAATTCCCTCTGACATGTGCACCTCTTTCACGTTCTACCTTGCGAGAGTTCCATTCCTCTCTATTACCAATTTTATCAAATTTCCCACCAAATCCAGATGCCTGTCATGCCGGAACCCATTCGGATAGGGCATGTTGAATTCTTCTTCAAATGCCTTCTCGTATTCATCCTTCGGGAGTGCGATCGGGCGCCGACAGACGGCTTTGAGGTTGGATCCGCTGAGGTCGCTGATCTGCACGTCTTTGAAGTATCGGCGGAGCAGCTGCTCCAGGGTTTCGGGGGTATGGAAGCGGAGCTTCTGCCACTTCCCTTTGACGAAGTTCATCTCGACATTGTCTTCGTCGAGGAAGGACATCTTTGTGGTCGCTGTCTGGGAGGTGACCCTTTTCGCCTGTTCGTCTCGTAGTTCGCGGGCGAGGCTGCGGGTGCCGAGGCAGACAACTCCGTCGGGCGCGCAGAGGGCGTTGACGGTGGCGAGTACCCAGTGCTGGTATTCGAGGCTGGTGGTGGCGTTGATGACGGAGTCCAGGACGACGACGTCGTAGAGGCCGTGGGCTTGGATGTCCTTGTCGATGTCGCGAATCATGCCGACGACGGCGCGGATGTCGACGGAGTAGGAGCCGGTGGCGCACCGGTAGGGCTCGTAGTCGTGGATGTTGAAGCCCTTGGCACGGAGGTGTTTGGCGTAGTCGCCGTATCCGGCGCCGAAGTCCACGACGCGCTGGGTGGGCTTGAGCCAAGGGAGTACGAGTTGGCTCCAGGTTTCGGAGCCGTAGGCGAGCTTCCCGGCCTTGGCTTTGGAGGAGAACTGTCGCAGCCGCTTGGGCTGCACGATGTGCTGATTCCATACGGGGGCTTTGCCCTCGATGGCGCTCCAGTCGTAGACGCCGTATTCACCGGTGAGGTCGGCGTGGAGCTGGGCGGCGTCGGCGGAGGTCACTGTCCAGGCGAGGACGTCGAAGCGGGAGATGGAGGCGACGACCGCGTATTCGGCGTTGAGGACGATGCGGCCCTGGTCGTCGATGACGACGCTGCCCCAGGGGCCGTGGCCGGCGGTCATGTGGGCGATGGCGTTGACGAAGCTGAGGTTCTTGCGTTCGGCGACGCGGATGGACTGCCACGGGATCCATGACCAGGAGCCGATCTGTCCGGGCTCGGCGTACACGACGGATGCTTCGGTTTCGACGCGGTTATGGAGGAGGTTGAACTGGATCTCGTCCTGGAGCCGGACCTTGGTGCCGAGCATGACCGCGGGCGTATGAGTGACTCCGATGGCCTTGAGGCCCTTTGTTCTCTGGTGGCCCGCGACGAGTGTGCCGTCGGCGTTGAGGATGACTGGTTTGACGACTCCATGGCGTCGAAGGGATGCCTGGAGCCGGACGAAGGCCGTTTCGCTGAGGCGGCGTGGGTTGTAGTCGGCGGGGCGTAGCTGGTCGAGTGGGTAGGCCTCATGGAAGGTCGTGGTGGGGGCGGCGCTCATGCGGGGTCGCCCTCCTGGTGAGCTTCCTGGAGGACGTGCCAGCCGAAGCCCATGTCGCTGTTGGTGTCGTCAACGAACTTGGTGTAGATCGCGTTGAGGGCTTCAACCTCTTCGGAGGTGATGCGTACCCGCTTGGACTCCCACTGGAGGTAGCCCCACTGGAGGTAGTCGACGGTGGCGGCTGCTCCGGTGCCCGCGCCGTCGGAGGTCAGCTCCAGCGTTTCGGGGAGCGAGGTGTCGTCCAGGAGCCGGTCGACGCTTTCGCGGTCGTATCCGGTTCCGGCGAGGTCCGGGATGTCCGAGAGGACTTCGGCGAGCAGAACGGTGTCGTATCCCGCGAGGTCGTTGGTCCGGTTGTCCACGATGACGATGCGGGCTGCTGCGTCGTCGTCGACGTCGATCCAGGTGGCCGCGATGTGTTCCCAGCCGAGCTGCTGGGCGGCGGCCACGGTGTGGTTGCCTGCCAGGATCTCGTTGGGCCGCCCGGTGTGGGTGCCTTTGTTGACTACGACGGGCCGGTACTGGCCGTTGACCGTCAGTGATTCGGCGATGGAGGGGATGTCGCCGCTGCGAGGGTTTCGGTAGTACGCGGTGAGGTCGCCGATGGGGACGGCGAGTGGCAGCAACTGTTCGGGGATGTTGGCGAGCTTCGCGGTCACGGGGCGTCCCTTGGTAGGCCGTTTCCCCGCGCCCTACGCCCGCCAACACTAGACGATCACAGGTGTTTTCGGCTCGGCATCAAGCCTCGTTGGACTCCTGTCGGGGCGCGTCCCGCTTGAGGTTCTGTTGGGTCTGCGGGGCGGGCGTGCCTTGGTTGCGGTAGTGCTTGAGCTCGGTACGTATGGCGTCGAGTTGGTCGTCGTTGATGTTGCTGGCTGTGAGCTGGTCGATGTCGACGTGCTCACCGCCAGGGTGCTGCTTGATGCTCATGCCGGCTGACGCTAACGGTTGTTGCAGCGGCAGATGCCGGAGGGCAGGCACCAGGAGTCGCAGGCCTTGCACCACACGGCTCCTGGCATGGGCGGGACGCGCTCGCTGCTCTTCTGTTCTGCGGAGTGGTGCTCTTTCATGCTCTGGCCTTTTTCGGGGTGGGCGCGGATATGGCTTCGGCGAGTTCGGCGTAGTGCTTTGCCGCGTCTGGGTCCGGCGCGGAACGCCTTTCCTTGGACTGGCTTCGAACTGCCCTTTCAGGTCGCGTCAGCTCGGAGAGCAGAGCCGGAAGAGGCCCGTACCGTTCGTGAAGGAGCCGGACGTACAGGTCGGGGTCTGAGGCGTTCTCGCCTGAGTATTGGGCGGGCATGTCGCTCCTGGTTGCACGGAGACCCGCTCCCGGGTGGATCGGGAGCGGGTCCAGTCGTGGTTGTGGATCGTGGTGGCGCTTTGTTGGCTTCGCTTCGGTGCGAGCCGATGTCTGGCGGGTAGGGCGCGGGGGATTTGGCCACCCGCCAGACACCGAAGGCGCCGCATGCCACGGCTTGTTGGTGGTCCGGTTCCTCGGCTGTGGCCGTCTCCTCCAACGAGATAGACCGTAGCACTTTTCAGTGTTGGGATCTATCTATTGGAAAGGTGACCCCTTCCGCAGAGCGAGCTCCGAACTCCCGGATCAGGCGTACTGGGTGCAGTTGACGGCGAGCGGATGGCCCTTGTGGTCGGCGCAGACGGCGTCGCCGGTGGCGGGGTCCGTGCCGCCGTCGCACAGCTCGCAGACCCAGTAGCCGCATACAACGCAGATTGCGGCAGCGAGCTGGTTGGTGGCGTCCTCCAGGTCGGCGTCGCAGATGCGGCAGATCTCTGGAGGCAGCGTGCCGTCCTCGGGCCATGTCTTGAGCCCGTTGATGCTCGCGGGCCGCTTCATGCCGTCTTACCCTCCGCCGCAGCGGTGATCCGCGTGTTGGCGGCTATCAGCGCCGCTTCGAGTTCGACCAGGCGCGCCGCGACCATGATGGGGAAGCGGACATAGACGGAGCTCCCGGCCCCGTTGAGGAGTTCGCCCGCGGCCTGGAAGGTCGCGTTGCTCGCCTCTGCCAGCGCCTTCGAGTCATTGTCGTGGCGGGCCTTGACGAGGTGCTGCGCGGCCTCGCGAACGAGCTGGGCCGCGTCGGAGTCGTACTCGTCAAGGGCGTCGGCCGTGGCTGGTACCCCTTCGAACAGGTTGCGGTTGATGTTGCGCATGGTGTGGATGTCGTTCATCACTGGAGGGCTCCCGATAGAGGGGGCGGCACGCGACGCACCGCCCCGGGTGGATGGGTTCAGGCTGCAACGGGGACCGGGGCGACCTCGGCGTCGTGCTCGACGTCGTTCTCCTCGGCCTCCGGCGTGTCGGACCTCGGCACGGTCTCCGGCTCGGGCGCATCGGCGGCGACCGGGGCGGGGGCGTTCTCCGCCTCCGGTTCCGCGCTGGAGTCGGAGGCGGGCTCCAGCCGGGCGAGCGCGGCGTCAGCCTCCGCGACGAGATCAGGGGCCGCCGCCGAAGGGTTGACCATGATCTCGCTGGCGTCGGCGTGCGCCTTGGCCTGGCGGAGCTGGAAGCGAGCTTTCTGGAGGGAGCCTGCGACGCGCTCCATCTGCTCCAGCCTCTTGCCCACCTGCCCCTCCAGTGCGCGAGCCAGATCCATCGGGTCCGCCTTGCCGATGCCGTCCAGCAGCTCACACATTCGCTCGATCTCGTCGAGGTCGCTCTTGGTCTTGGCCTGCGCGCGGCTGCGCTGGGTCTTCTCCTCGGGCGTCATCTCCTCGACGTCGACCATGGAGTCCTGCTGGGCTGCCTTCTCCTGCTTGCGCATGGCGTAGGCGATGTGGACGAGCTGGTTGTCGCTCTTGTCGCCCTTCCTCCAGTCCTCGAAGACAGCCTTCTGGTTCTCCTTTGACAGTGCGGCTATCTGGACGGCGGCCTGGGTGCCGATGTGTCCGAGGTCGACGGCCGTCTGGATCTCGGGGCGCAGTCCGAGCAGAGCCAGGCGCTGGTTGACGTACTGGACCGACTTGGAGAACGTTTTCGCGACGCTCGCCGGGGTCGCGTCTTCCTCGTCGTCCATGACCTTCTTGAAGCCGCGAGCCTCCTCCAGCGGGAGCATGTCCTCGCGGTTGAGGTTCTCGGCCATGGCCTTCTTGAAGGACGCCATGTCGCTGATCTCGGCGCCCCCATCAGCCAGGAGGATCTTCGTCTCGATGGTGATGTTGCCCGCCAGCTCGTTGGCGCGGAAGCGGCGTTCGCCGGCGACCAGTTCGTAGCCGCCCCCGTCGTGCTTGCGTACGACAACGGGCTGCAGGAGGCCGTGCTGCTCGATGGAACCAGCGAGTTCCTTCAGGGCCTCCTCGTCGAAGCTCTTACGAGGCTGGCTCGGGTTGCGGTGGATCTGGGTCATCTTGAGGGTGGCGTACTTGTGCTGCGGCAT